ATTTTGTGCATGGGTATAAACATATTCATTCGGAAAAATACGGACCTCTCTCTGTACTACTCCAGCAGCAGAACAAATTTGAACTTTATAAGTATAATTATTAAAAATCGGAAGGAACCCTCCAGCACCCCCTTCTTCATCCCCTGCATCAGGAAAAGCATCCACAATAGGATTCCAAGTTATTTCAAGATCCTTTCCTGTCCATCTTTCTAAAGAACCATCTCCTTTAAGTTGAAGTCCTGATACTTTCTGAATATAAGTGAAATCATTTCCCCATCCAGTAAACTCTTTGGTAACTGTTTCACCATAATCAGCATTGTTTCTTCCTGAAACTGCAAAATCATAAGTGGTTCCGGGGTTAAGATTATACACATCAAATATAGAATTAGTAGTTTCCCCAAGTTTTATCCAATGAGAAGTTCCATTAACTCTATAAAATACATACCATATTATACCTTCTCCTCTCCAATCAAGCTGCATTACCCCTTTTCCCTGATCTTGCTCCCTCCAAAACTCTGTAACAGATAGATCAGTGACTAAAACCGTAGTATGGTACGCTTCTGGAGCAGATATTACAAGGGTATCTGAATAAACTGAAGCATTGTACTCTAAAGCTGTTACCTTTCTATGTAAATCAGAGCTTTTCGTTATAGCAAACACCCTAAACTCTTTAACAACTTCACCAGTTTCTCCAAAAGAATAATTGGTATGCAATACTGGAATAGTAGACCATGTATCTCCTGATTTTAAGGTTAAAACAGCAGAAGTGGTTTCTACTCCAACTGGTTCAAGGTCTACTTCTTCAATTGTATCGTCTCCCTGATGTTTAACTATTACTTTATACGTTGTGGTAGCTTTCATCGTAACTTCTTGATCTAATGTAACTGTATCAGTAGTAGCGGAAACCACCCTTCCAGAAACACCCCAATCAGGAACATCATGGGCAAAATTAAAAACATCACCAACTTCCAATGCCAAAGAGTCCACAGAAACTTCAAATTGAATAGTACGAATTAAAAGGTTATTACAATTAAGCAAAAACTTTCCATGCGAAATTGCGGTATCTCTATCTGTACATCCGTAAAGAATAGAAGAGATTTTATTAACTTGGAAACTATCAGTAGAATCATAATCAGAGGTTCTAAGTTCTACAACCTGTCTTGAATAAGATAAATTTTCATCAAAGTATGTAACTTCAATAGAATTGGCTCTTTCTGTTTGAGGAAGATATGACAACGAAAATGATTTTTCTACAATATCACCCATAGCAAACAACTGACTGGCGGAGGCGGCTTTATCTATAATCACTCCATACTTAGTCCCTCTTATTACAACATGGGCTCTTCCAAAAACACCTGCTCTTCCAAGAGCTTCTGGTAAAGAAACCTGAGTATCAATATATAAATTAAACTCTCTTCCAGCAGACGCACTTTCCGCCGCCCAGGCATTAAAATCATCATAGAATAATTGGGCCTCTAATTTACCATAACCATACTCATCATTAACCAGCATATCATAGGCGGCCCACGCTTCATTATTTGCATCTTTAGTTCCAGTAAGAACTGGAACTGTGCTTCTCACAGCTTTACATGTTATTGTTGGATCGGTCCCGCCTAATTGATCGGTTGCAAGAGCCTGAATAGATAATAAGGATGCTCCAGGATATTCAAAATCATCGTAAATAATTTCTTTAATGTATGCAAAATATCCAGGACTACCATAACGAGACTCTTCTAATCTATCTTGTGAAGATGTGTATTTAACCTTAACATCATATTCTCCAGCAGGTAAATTATCAATTCGATATTCCCTTTTAATAACAGAACGATCTGTTCCTACTATAGAGTAATCATTTGTAGAATCAGTATACGAATTAATATACAAAATACAATGGTATCTGAATGCACGGAGAGTACCATGGCTAAAAGGATCAGTAGCCGTGTACAGATGTGGAGTTGTAGCAGGAGAAACAACAGAATAGGTTATCACAAAATGTTCTATATCTTCACTTTGTGGTCCAGAAGAAAGAGTCCATGCTATATCACTACCAAATAAATTCAAATTTGGAGGTGTTATTACAGGAGTAGATGCACAAAGATGGTATTCCCCATTATAATAACAATTCAATTGTAATCTTAGTGGAGTTGGAACAATATACCATTGTGATGTATTGTAATCCCAAATTACCCGTGCTCCTTTTACATGTCCAGATACCCTGACCTTTTTTGTTCCTGCTGCTAAAGCAACCTGATCAGAATTATGAGTAATTGGAACACTATCTACATCCTCCCATGTTTTAGTCTGGTTCACACTATATATAGATTCATTATGAAACCAATCTGTCCAATCGGCATCGCCAACCTTTCGGTGACTTATAAGGACTCCAAGTTGTATTTCATCAAGTCCTCCAGCATTGTTAGCATACCACAAACCTTGTGGAAACATCACACCAATTGCCAATCCCTGACCGGTATTTCCTGGTGTTCTTTGAGCTATAGTAAAATCCCCATTAGTTGGAATCTTTACATTAACAGATGTTTCAGAATAAGTGTCTTGGAATTCGGATATTACTGTCTGAGCATTTGTACCAAGCCTTGTTGTTACTATTACATCAGGATAATTAGATACCGGATTTCCATTAATTTCAATATCGTCAATACTATCTACAGCATGATCGGCAACCAAAAATAATAGGTTGAGATGTTGTTTATCTCCATTAGTTGAAACATATCTACCAATTTGTGGAGGAGTTACTCTATGTGTTCCGTATAATACAGGTAATGAGTACCCTTCAACATCCCTATTACCTACAGGGTTCCAACCATAAGTAGGAGAAGAAGCAAGCCCAGCATCTGCACCACCCAACATATCCATATCTGGCTGTGATGCAGGAAGAATTGCATTCACTAATAAAGAACCTGCTACCATTACTCCTGCGGATAACATTGCTCCAGTCATGGAAGCCCCACCGGCTGCTGTCAACATTCCCCATGCTTCTGGTGCCGCATAAGGAGCATATATAGAAATAGCTACCACAGCTAATAAAGCAACTATTCTAAATACATCATCTCCTTCAGGGACAGCACAAAAAACAATACTATCCCCTGCTAAAGGAATATAAAGATCAATCTGCTCTATTTCTAACTTTCTTCCATTTACAGCTACTTCAAAAGACAATCCCTCATATTTTAATGGCAAAAAACCATCAATATAACTTTTGACATTGGCTTTTGGAGTAACTGGAACAGCCGATAACTCTTTTGAATTATGAGGATCAAAAGGGTTTTTTATGGAAGTTATAAGAACTTCATTTTTATCCTTTAAATTCATAAATTCCCACTAAATTACTCTTAAAATAAGGTTTCGATAAACGCTCATTTACAGACCTCTTTGACTTTGTGGTATGTAAAAATCTTCCTTCTCCTACATAAACTCCAAGATGCAAAGATAGTTCTAAAGCTCCCATCCGAGTTCCTTTAAATAGTAAAGCAGATGGTTCTACCGGCTCTTCTATTTCTCTCCATATACACTTTCCTTTTTGAATAGCGTCATGGATTGTTTTAGGGTCAAACTGTTCAATTACAAATTCAGGAACAATTATTCCGTACTCCTTAAAAACCATTCTCAAAAGCTCCCAACAATTACAACCCGTGTAACTGAAAGGAATTCCTATAAATTTATTGAGATTTATTTTAGACATATAACCCTCTTCTTCCTGCTCCCGGGAATCCTCCAAAATGCTGGGAATTATTTAATGCCCTACATCTTGTCAATGTGCTATTGCAGGTATTTGAAACATTAGAATATATATAAACTTCTTCATCTACATAATCTAAAACATAGAAAATACTGTTTTTGACGGTAATTCCAAAAGGATCGCCACTTTGTAAAGATATATCAAACGAAACATCAACATAAGTTCCGTCCATTAAATATTTATAAACATGATCATTAGTTATATTTACAATCCAGAGATTAGTTCCATCTGTTGTAATTCCTCTTGCGCCGGCACCACTTTGACCAGAGGTATCAAATGAGTTTACGTAGGTTCCGTCCATTAAATATTTATAAACTTCTTGATTGGTAACGT